GGGTTAAAACTGGCTGCCGCAGTTGCGGGTATCCAGATTTGCCGGGGGGCGAAGAGCTGCCAAGGGTCTGCGGACACTTGCCTGATTTCGGCATCAGTCAAGGCTCGCCCCCAAAAAACCCCCAGCACAACATTGGTCGCCGCGTAAGCCGCCCCGCTACTCGCTCGCACAAGCCCTGATATACCAACCTGCAAAGCCGCCGATGTGCCTGCGGGCGATCCAGAAACGGAAGAATCAGGAATGCCATCAACGAAACTATCCAATACACCATTCTGGAATCGCATTACCGCAAGGTGCGGTACACCATCTTCGAAAACCGTTGCAGATGTGTCTGAGCCAACGATGTCAGTATTGGGCGCTCGATACCACAGCCGCATCTTTGTCGCAGTTGAAGCACTCGAACCAATGAAAAAGATGTAGCTCGATGCATCAGCTAATCCGTAGCATCGCCGGTCTGTTGACTGCGCCCCCATCACTAGCGCCATCACCGTTTGCCCGTCTGTGGACGTCACCGACCCTGGGATATCTCGATAAAACGCTTGACTAGAACCATCTCCCTTAAACGCGATTCCCTTGCTCGTTGGATTCAGCGTGGGAGCGCCAATCCTGAGATACGGGCCGATTGCTGGAATATCTGCCGCACGTACACCAACCGCCAGCGGATTGCCCCAATCCACCTCCACCGCATCTTGCGGCTGGGAGTCCCACGGCAGATTGAGCGCGATCCCAGACACGTTACGGCGTCCCGACAGTAAACGGCCGGATTTTCACGACAGCGTTTGTCCCGCCGTCGTTGTTCATGTTCTGCGCCGTGCCGTTCTGGATGTAGAAGTCCACCAGGCGGCACCCGTTGAGGTTGATCGTGATCGTGCGCCGCTGCAACGCATCGACCGCCGCCATGACCCACGAGCCAAAGAACCGCGCCCCACCTGAAGCCGTGCCGCTCGGGGCGTCGGTGTCGTCGTCCGTGCCATCCGTGTCCTTGAGAATGCCCCACAGGCTCACCACAGTCCCGGCTACTGGTGCCGCCGCCCAGTCAGGGGCCTCCAGCATCGCCTCGGCGAACAGTGCGTAGGGCACATCTGCGTCCGTCGTGTTGTCAAACGTGGCCGATGGTGCGCCCGAGAAATTACCGGCCGCGATGTCGGTGGCAGTGTTTATCACCGTCTGCGCGGTGCCGTAGAGCATTCGGGTGGCGGTGGCCATTACACCCCCTGAATCACGACACCGACAGCGGCATCAACGGCAGTCTGCACGGCAGCGTCAGTCGCCCCGGTGATCTGCGCCAGCGTGGCGCTGCGGTTCTGGATCAGCACCGGCCAAACCATGCGCGTGGCCTCGGCTTCCGGGTTGCCGAATACCTTTGACGCCCAGCGCACCCGCGCCTGGTGGTTTGGTGCGCCAGTGGACTCCACCCGGATCTGGTCGGCAGCGACCAGCGTGGCGATCTTGATTTTCTCGACCAGCCCGCTGTTAGCCGATGCGGTCACAAGTTCTGCAAATGTGGCCATGATCAGTCCTCGGTCACAACGTTGCCAGCGGTCAGTTGCGGCGTCACCCCAGAACCGCACACGATGCTCGGGCTGATCGCGCCGTAGTAGAGCAGCAACCCGGCACCGGTGGAGGAGGTGCCAAGGCCCCAGTGGGTCGCAGTCCCGCTGCCGCCAGTGCCGGCCGGAAAGGTCACGTTGGCGTCGGCCGCGCTGGCGTTGCCGGTCACCGTCCACCCGGCTGTGGACCGGGCCACTGCCACACGGGCGTAAGAGGTGTAGGCGACCTCGCTGGTCGTCTGGTCGCCCGCCTCGCCCGGGGACGCTGTGTGCAGGGAAAAGAACAGGCTGCCAGCCGTGGTCGTGGCTCGCAGGCCTGCTGCGTCTCCGACGTTGGCGATGGCCGTGTTCTCGAAGATCAGGCCCAGCAGGGCGGTCTCGAAGGCGTTGGACTTGGACATTTGGTGGGCTCCTATGCGGCGATCACCGCGAGTGTGTTGGCGGGATCATTGAGATAACCGGATGTTGCCCGGCGTGCGACAAATTCTTTAGGGGGAATTCCGTCACTAGAACTTGGTGTTCAGGAGCCGATAGGCATGCCGGCGGCTAATCCCGGCCTCTTCAAACACTTGACCGAGTGATTTCTGGGACCGTAGCCCTTCTCCCATCCTCACGCTGCGCTGCAGCGCCGGCCGCTTTGCGACGTAGGGCTCGGTGCCTCCCCACGCCTGGCGCGTCTGGGCCTCGAGCTGCTGCATTTTCTGAGCCGGGATCTCGGGCGCGATCGTGCGCAGCCGCTGAAGAAAGTCGTCGACGATGTCTGCCATGGATACCCCTTACCACCGTTTGACCCAGCCGGATCGGCGTGGGTAGTTGCGTGCCCTGGGCGGCTTCGGCGGCTCTCTTGGAGTCGGCTGTGCCGTGGGGGCCTGCGTCTGGTCGGCTGTGGTGGCCGCTGGTTGCGGCGTGTTGGAATCGGGGTGTATTTCGAGCGCGACGGCATCAATTGTCGCACCATCCTTGTCAAGTGGCAATGGGGTATTTTTTGGCGTTGCGTCGAGCATGTCGCGCTGGCGCAGCCGGCCCTCGATGCGCGCCCAGTGGTGATCTGCGTACTTCGGCACGCCCAGGTAATACTCGGCCGCGCGGCTGTAGACGCAGCAGTCCAGCGCCTCGTTGCGCCGGCCGGCGGGCTTGAGCCATTCGAGCTTGGGGCGGCCCTTGTGGTAGCGGGTGACCAGGCGCTCGGCGGTGAGCTGGTCGTACACATAGCTTGGCGTGTGCCGGCTGAAGTGCACATAGCCCGGGCCGACCTGCAGCACGCGCAGCTCGGCGTAGATCATGGCCTTGGCGGTGTCGGTGCCCACCGGCCAGACCCGGGCGCCGCGCTTGATGCGCTGGCCGCGGTAGGTGACCTCCACGTCGCTGGGCTTGCCCAGCACCGGCTTGGCGGCGATGCTGGAGCCCTTGACGGCCAGGACGTGCTCTGCCTGGTGGCGGCGCGCGTAGTGGTAGACCTGCTGCGTGTGGTGGCCACCGGAGTCCACCGCGCAGGCGCTCAGGGTGATCAGGGCCCCGCTGGCGTGGGTGAACGGGCGGCGACGCCACTCGGTCAGCAGCTTCCACGGGCTGTTGGGCTGGTCTTCTGGAGTGGCCGGGTCGCCGTAGAAAACTTGGTGGTCGACCATCCAGCGTTCGTTGTTGCGGCCGATCGCCCAGGCGTAGGCTTCCAGGCGGTCGCCCTGCACGTCGGTGCCGGCGGTAACGACCAGGCCGCCCCAGGGGATGGTGGTCAGCGCGTAGTCCTCGGCGCGGCGGGCCAGTTCGTGGGTGGCGATCTTGTCGCCCTGCTCTTCCCAGGTCTCGGCCAGCACCGTGTTGGTGAAGGTCTTGAGCTTGCTGATGTCGCCCTGCTTGGCGGCCAGCGCGGCCTCGGTGAACTGCTGCACCAGGTCGGCCCAGCTCACCCAGCCAAGCGGCGCATACAGGGCGTTCAGGTGGTAGCCGGTGAGCTTGCCAGGGCGCGCGCTGTCGCGCGAGGGCCGCCAGTCGCCACCGGAGAGCATGGCGGGCTTGTGGTGCTCGAGGATCTCGCAGCCGTGGGCGGCGCAGACATAGCGCACGGTGGCCAGCAGCGGAGCGCCCTGGTCGTCCTTGTCCCAGCGCAGGCCGTGGGGTTTGTCGGTGCCCCACTCCAGCACCTGGCGCTCGCCGCAGTGCGGGCAGGCCACCTGGTAGCGGCAAGCGTCCGAGGTGTCGAAGGCGCTCTCGATGCGGCTGAAGTCCCGGGTGGTGGGCGTGCTGACCTTCAGCACCTTCTTGCGAGCGAAGGTGCTGGTGCGCTTTTCGGCCAGGGCCACCGGGTCGCCCTCGCCGTCCACGTCCAGCGGGTAGGCGTCGATCTCGTCCAGGAACAGGTAGCGCACCGGCATCGAGCGCAGACTGGCGGCCGAATTGGCCCCGCTGACGACCAGGACGCCACCGGCAAAGTCCTTCATCAGGGTGGTGTTGGCGTCGTCCCGGGATCGGTTTTCGCGCACCTTGCGCCGCAGCGCAGGGGTTTCCTCCAGCATCGGGGTGATCCGCTGGCGGCTGAAGCGCTTGGCCATGTCGGTGGTAGGCTGCACGATCATGGTCGGGCCCGGCTCGTTGTCGATGATGTAGCCCAGCCAGTTGTTGCCGGTTTCGCTCTTGCCCAGTTGCGCGGCGAACATCACCACCACCTCCTGGACGGTGGATCGGGCGCTGAGGTCGTCCATGATTCTCCGCAGGTAGGGCGTGCGGTCTGTGCGCCACGGGCCCGGCT